ATCCCATCAATTCAGATCTTTGACCTCTTCCTAACGCATCAAGGGTTGTTCCTACGCCAGCTAATTGACCGCCATATCCTGCTAACTGCGCACCTAATCCAGATGCACCAGCGCCTCTTTGTGCGCCTATACCTAGTAAACCACCAGCTAATCCTGCTCTAGCGGCTGCTTCGCTTTGCCCTAATCCTTGTAAGCTACTGGCTAAACTTTGACCGGCTCCTAGTCTTGATCTTGCAAATCCACCCAGGCCTTGAGCGGCTGCTCTTTCTGCTTGTCTTTGTCGTGCGAACTCACCAAGACCTGTCTGTTGTGCTTCTGAAAAACCTCTAGATCTAATGTTGCCTAAAGCTTCTGCTAATCCCCTTCCCAAAGATTCTCTTCTTTCTTCTGCGCCAAGTCTTGCTCTAGATCCAAAGGCTGATTCACCACCAGCAGATATGGCTTGCGCTCTGGCCGCTATATCTTGTTTTTCTCCAGCCTCCATTATGTCGTCTATGGTTTGTTGAACAACTCTATCCTCGTAAGGGTTATAAAATTGTTCTGTCATCATAGGATCGTAAGCACCTACAGATCCTCTTAATAAATCTTCTGATTCACCTATACGGTTTCCAAATTCATCTACCGCACCTGTTGCTACACCTCTAGCTTGTTGAATACCAGATAAAGCATCACCTAAACCTAAACCAAATTGCTCTTCGGCTCTTGTAAAGTATGGATCTTGTAATTGTTCTGCTCTTCTAGATTGTGCTATGGCTTCATCTATCAAACCTTGCTGTCTATCAAAAAACGGTTGAAATGAACCAAGACCTGCTTCGGCTCTTTCTCTTGCTAAAGTCTCTAATCTATCTAAACCAGCAGTTTGTTGTAGAGGCACATCAGTACCGATAAGGTTTGCACCTGCTTGCTGTAATTGATTAAAGAATCCAGGAGTGCCTTCGGTACCAAAATACAAAGCCCGTATTAACGGGTCCGTAAGAATTTCAGCGGTACGTTGTTCCTGAAGTACAGGATCTATTGTTTCAGCCATTATGCCATACTCCCAGATTTGTTATATTTTTCAAAAGTTTCCATAAGGTTAGTCATAACGTCTACACCTTTTTCTCTATTAGGTTTACTAGCAGCTATCAACTCGATACCTTTTTTTGTTTTGTTGAACTTAAATCCACCCGCTCCATTATTAGCTGCGGCTGTCATTACAAACTCACCATCACTAAGCATGGCTGGTATGTCATCAGATGTACCTGTTCCTGGACCAACTGACTCACCACCTTGACGCATATCAAGTTCTTTTACGGCCATACCGCCTTCGTTGAAGTATTGTCTACCGAATCCTATCGGCCCACCAAAAGATGCTTTCTTTCTTATACCCAAGTCAAATCCTGCAAATACAGGTGCTGGGTTAAGGTCTGGTCTTTTTGATTGTCTTATGTCAGTTAAACCACCTTCAGTCTTCTTAGCTGCATCTTTAACTACTTTACCGTATAACAAGGCAAGACCAGCCATTTTGGGATCTATACCACCAAAGCCTCCAGTTCCGGTACCGTCCCCAGATCCTCCACCAAGAAGATTGTAAATGCCACCACCTCCAGGATCTAATCCTAGTTGATCATCCATAAACTCTTGTATTGGATTTTGTTGACCAGGAGTACCGCTTATTATTCTACTCAAAACAGATTGGCTAGATGTAGTGCCTGGTATATTTAATGTTTGTCCTACCGATATAACATTAGGATCTGTAATTCCAGGATTGGCTTTCATGATCGCCTCTACTGTAGTGTTGTTAGCTTTAGCTATTTCAGAAAGGGTATCACCTGACTGTACCGTAGCGGTAGTTGGTGTGGCTTGTCGCATAAAAGGATTGTATCCTGCTCCACCTACAGTACCTTCAAGCTGACCTGTAACAACATTAAATTTTTGACCAGTACCACCTAGTAATCCACCATATCCTTGCTGTTGGTCGCTAGCTATACCTTGTAAAACATTACTTCCGTAAGCTAAAGGTGAAAATTCAGTAACTATATTTCCCGCAGCATCTTTAACTATATTACCTGCTGCATCAAGTTTGGCTACTTGACCAATATTTTTAAAAGCATCACCTAACTTAGCTGGATCTAAAATACCGGTTCCACTCTTAATAGCTTCAATAGCTCCTTCTTTCCCAAATAAACTTTGTCTACCACCAGCAGCTAACGTCATAATGTCACTAAGACCACCTTCACCTTTGGCTAGTTTGAGAGCTGCATTACCCTTTTGATATACGGCAGCAAACGGTTGCCAAGGACCAGGTATTACAGCTGCAATAGGTGCAACTTTTTTAACTACTTTTTTAACGCTTTTAGCTATCTTTTTTAAAAAACCAAACTCTGCTTGTCCTGTAATAGGGTTTATAGACATGCCTTGACCAACAACATATTCATTAGGATCTAAACCTACAGCGGCCATCTCCTTTCTAATTATTGATCTTGTCTTGTCAGATATGACTGGTGGAACCACCATTTCGCCTGGTGCAACATGAGCCATAAAGCGGTCTTCGTTACGCCCCAGGGCCGCTAAACCTGTTCCTGAGTTATCTACTATAGCCATTTTTAAATTCTACCCTATTCTTCCATACATTTTAACCAAAATACAAGTAAGTACCTATTTCCTGATTCTACCGATAATCCCCTATGCATATGAGTAAAACTCGGAAATATTAGAGCGTGGCCCGTAGGTAATGGTTCAACCGTACCACGATTTAAAAACTCAGTACCGCCGCCTTTATACTCGCCAGTATTCAAAGGAACAACCATACTTATATCGGCACTAGCATCATGATGCCAAGCACCTTGTTTTTTATCCTTTAAATTATAATTAGCTATTTGAATTGCGCCACCATTAACGTGCCTATTCCAAATATTTAAAAATATAGGATTACCTATAGTATATATTGTTTGAAACAAAGAGTTATATATTTCTGGACAATTATCTTGAAAGGTTATTTCAGGTATTTGTCTAAGTTCATCCTCTTCTGGATTGGGTATAAATCCGTAAAAGTCTTCTAAGTTATGCATTTCGTCTAATAATATTTGACAAAACTTCTCTGAAAAGAATGGAACCGTATATACATCTTTTAACGGTTCTTTTATAACTTCATGTAATTTATTTTTTACAGGGTTGTAATTACCCTTGTTTTCATAAAAATCTACTATATCTGATAACGAGTGTTGAACTGCATTAAATGTTTGGTCATCTATATACCAATCAGCAGGATGTTCTAACAATATGTTTTTTGTTTTATACTCTTGTACTTCTACTGCTTTAGACATTAACTGTTATATCACCATTTGTCTTTACATCAACTTTACCAACAGAAGCAGTCATTTCAAAACCAAAATCGTTTGTTCTTTCGCCTATATCTACCCATTTGTTGCCAGTATAGACCTGTAAAACACCTAAAGTAGTGTTCCATATAATAGATCCGGCTAAAAAATTAAAAGTTGTTTTGTCTGCGTCATTAACTTGTCTGGTTTGATCTGGATCTACAGCACCTAAGTTAATTTCTAATATTCTTACTAACCTGTTGAAAGTTTCTGGGCTAACATCTCCTGTAGCAATAGGTAACTGAGTTTGTAATATTTTGCTCATCTCTTGCCATCAGGCCTTGTATCTATCCTAGTAGCTCCTAATCTCCATCCAATATCCAAGTTACCATTACCGGTTGCATCATCATCAGATTCAAATCTTAAAACCATTTGTCTTGCTCTGCCCCTAACATAAGCTTGTGTAGTTGTTTCAGTTATTGCATTTGTAGAATTTGTAGTTAAAGAATCTCCTGGAAAATTTCTTGTTTTAACTACAATATTTATATTACCAGCGTTGTTATTTTGTAAGAACTTGAAATCTGGGATGATTCTTCTTATAAAAGTAAATTGTTCACCATCTCCTATATCAAAATCAGAACTTTCAATAAAAACGTTTGTCATAGGAGATCCATCATCATTAAATCCAGTTTCTTGTTGATATAAATAACCTCCATTTACGGCTCTAGGGTAATTTTCTATACCCGCATCTAACCAAGCTGTTCTTGTTAAAGATCCATAAATCCATAGGTTTTCTATATAGTTGTAAATAACGTACCTGTCTATTTCCGTAGAACTTGATGAACAATAGAACCACCCAACTTCGCTTTTGTCTGAAATAGTAAATGCGTTAAATTTAAAAGACTGTCCTAGATTAATATCACCAAAAACATAATTATGTACGGTACAAGGAATAGTTTGCACACTACCGTTATAAATATAAAAATTATTGTAGCTCATCCAATAGATACCTTGAGGCGCGGTAACGGCTGCTTTAGGTCCAACTAGACCTATACCTTCATTAATTAAGTTAACTGCAAAGGTGAACGGAGGGCCAATAAATTGCATGCTATAAAGAGCAGTATCGGTCCAAATCATTATTTCTTGTCTTGATTTAACAGCACCTATTATTGAAGATCCTGAAGAAAGTCTTAGTGACCCTGCGGTATTTGTATTAGTTGGTTCAAACTCTAATGAATTTTCTTGATCGCTGAATGCTATAAACATAGGATCAACCGTACCTGTTCTAGAATTACCTGATACAGGATCTGCACCCAAGACTATCAAGTGCCTATCCTTTTCTGAAGTAATAACTTGCAAACCTACGGTTGGAACTTGATTGGCACCAGTAATACCAGAAAGCTCAACTGCTCTTGTGCCTAAACCATTATTTTCTACCCATTTGTAAATGCCACCCGCTCTTGGATTTATAATTAAATCTTCTCCAAAATTATCATGTGTCCACAATCTTAATTGGTTAGTCAAACTTAAAGAACTTGTACTTCCAAACGTTCCCGCGCCCCAACCATTTATACCCCAACCTGTACCAGCAACGTAAACATCTAGACCCACATTTATTTGATAGGTGCCAACAACAGAAGATCCTCCGTTGCCGCTATCAGAAGCATTTGCAGTAACCGTAGTCCCTGACGTGTCTTTTGCCTCTATAGTGTAACTATTTGCATTTACTATGGTAGCTATTTGATACTCTTGATTTAGTACGGCTGCTGTTACATTACCTCCTAAACTTGATGCTCCAGAAAAAGTTACAAAATCGTTTTGAACTGCCCCATGTGCGGTATCCGCAACAGTAATTGTTGCATCTCCATTAGTTGCAGAAAATGTTACATCACCAGCAGATGTAGTACTTCTTATAGGAGTTATATCGTTAAAATTACCACCAGATTCAATATAGTATTTAAGATGAGTGCCAATCCCAAGATATTTAGTGCCGCCTAAAGAAACCCAAGGGTGTAAGGCTCTAGCCGTACCTAAATAAGTATTGCTTGTAAGTTTACTCCAACCCCCAAATTTTTCTGGTCTGCCTTTTCTAAACCGTACTAAATTACAATCAAACCAACCGCCTTCATTATCATAGTCAGTACCCTCTCTATAAATGCCAGGTCTAAATATTGTTTTTTGTAGTGCCATTTAGACTTTGCTCCATTCCTTACCTTGAAACAAATTAGCTTCAGCTTCTCTACGTTTAACTAATCCACCTAAGATAACACCACCAGCCTTATTCCAACGTTTTATTTGCTCTGGCACACCATCATAATCGCCCTCGTTAAGAATACGTAACAAAGTAGATTCTTTTAAATTAGTAGGTCCCAAGTTATATACCCAACATACTAACGCATCAAACTGACATTGATCTAATGGTACTTTAACCATATCCTTAACATAACCTTCATACTCAGGCATTTCTTCTTTCAATAAATGTTCGGCTTCGTCTTGGTTAATTTGATCGCCATCTTTTACATTTTTTGTATGCCCGAAACCAATTGTCCAAACACCTACGCTATCTTGATAAGCCTCAAGCTTACATCCTTCGTAGTTTTTAATTAAAGATATACCTTCTTCAGATATGTTCATATTACCCCCATTTTTTGGTTTTTGTACCACCCCAATATTCAACCGCATGACCTTCAGATATAAGTTTTGCACAAATATCTTCACCATCTTGAGTATAAGGTACGCCCAAGATTCTGCCATATTTTCCTTTTCCAAGTGATTTAATTTTTAAAGTTCCTATACAAAGTTCCTTTAATCTTTCTTTGGCTTTTAATCCTAGAGCTTTTTCAGCCAAATTTCTAGTGCGACTTTCTGGAGTGTCAATTCCAGCCAAACGAACTCTTTGTTTGTGTAATTTAACGTCAAACCCTAAATCAAGTATGCAATCAAAAGTATCTCCATCTATAACACGATCTAACGTTGCTCTATAAACAAACTCGTCTGGCGAATTACTCATCTTCAGTCTCCTCTGGTTTATCTAACTCTCTATAGTATTTGATGATGGCAAGCACATCTTTTGTGTACCTAGTTATCTCTGCCATATCCATAGATAGATTTTCATACTCTCTAGCTGACAAGGAGTAAAAGGCTCTTGGTGGTGCATTTCCTGCTTCCAGACTATCTAAATACTCTTGCATAGTTGTTGGTGTAAGAACCTCCCAATCAACATTTGTCAGGCTCATAGGATAAGGTAATGGTGGATGATATATAGGGGATCTTTCGGTTATAGTTTTGACTTGCACAGGTTTAACGGCCTGTTGAAATGTAGAACAACTAGCTAACAAAATTATAAAATTAATTAGTACTAGATTTCTCATTTGATTTTTCTGGGTTACTCAATCTTTCTAATTCAGCCATAACTCTTGCTGAACCTCTGTTTATTCTTCTTTGCATATCTTCTGGATTGGCTAGAGCAGACTCATCTAGATCTAAATTTGCAAATGTTTTTCGTAGTTTGTTTACATTTTCCATAGCTTTTTTATTCTCTGCGGCTAGTGTATTCATTTGTTGTTGCTGTTGTTTTGCTTGCTCTAGATGTTTTTCTATTGCATCGTTTTGTTTTTGTATCTCTGTTTCTAAGATTAATTGATTGCCTTTAAGGGTGCTTATCTGATCTGCTTGATAATCTATGTACCAGGCTGATCCAGCAATTGATATTACTAACAGTCCGCCTAATATTATTGATAGTTTTAATCCCATGTATATATATTTAAAGGTTTACTTATACCTTTTACTTCTATTGGTCTTAATGATTTTAGCTCAAAACCACAATTTTTTGCAGTTTCCTCTGCAATTATTAAATTTACTCCTACCGTTTTACAACTAGACTCACATCTAGCAGCTATATTTACAGCAGATCCTATAGCCGTATAATCAAATCTAGTAGACGACCCACAGTTTCCAATAACAGCTTCTCCGGTATTTATTCCCACGCCTATTTCAACACCAATACTAGAAGATTTAAAAGCATCTTGTATTTCTTTAGCACACATAACGGCTGCTTGTTCATGATTATCTAAGTCTATAGGTGCGTTAAATATAGCAAACATAGCATCACCTATGTACTTGTCTATCATGCCACCATATTTTTTTACCGCCTCAGATTGTATAGTCAAAGCCATATTCATAATTGTAATTACACTTTCAGGATCCATACTTTCGCTCATAGCTGTAAATCCTCGCACGTCTGTAAATAAAAATGTGCATCTCTTTTTTTCACCACCCAATTTCAACAATTTGGGATCTTTTTGCAAAGCTTTAATCTGGCGTGGATCTAAATAATGTTCAAATTGTTTTTTAATTTGCTGACGTAGTTTGTATTGTTCTCTAAAACGTATATAGAAAGCTACTGTAGCTGTAATGAATTGTGACACTAAAGCCCAAGTGACATCTATTAAAATACCTTTTTGTATCGTAAATACGCCATAGAAGGCTGTAGAAACAAAAACTAAGGCAAAGAATGATACCCCCCACGTAATACCAAAAACGTTTAAAACAAGCCAAACAAATACAGTTGAAAATAAAAATATTAATATCTCTAATGCTAACGCATAGTCAGGGATGAACGGGCTATCTTGTATCAAAATAGATTCTGCAAGTGCAGCTTGTATTTTGTGCGGTTCTAATAAACCAATAGGTGTGGCTATTTTTGGGGATATGCCTTTTGCAGTAAATCCAACAAAAACAAATTTATTTTCTACATCCATTTCAGAAAGATTAGTTTGTGGTGTATCAACCCAACTAATCCATTTACGGCCTAAAGAATCTACAGGTACTGCCGGCAATCCTCTAACTCTTAGTTCTTCTAGGCCATTATCATTTGTTTTAATTACATATGTATCAGCTCCAGCTAAAACTTTAAGAACCTCTGTTCCGTATGAAGACACCCATCCATCAGGAGTACGCATCAGTAAAGGCAGTCTTCGTACCAAGTTATCTGCATCAGTACGGGCAACTGCTATACCTTGACTAGCGTTGTATTTTAAAATATCTATATTTTGTATTACACCTGTTGCCATCATGCCACCAGTATCTTCTGGTCCCAAAATAACAGTACCAGATGTAGGCGGATATTCACCTTCTCCTTCAAACATAGCCAAAACACTCGGAGAAAATTTCAAAGCCTCAGTAAACTCAAAGTCACCACCAAATCTATCAGGTTGTGGAAAAGCCATAACCCAACCTACACCCATAGCTCCTTGTCTTAACAAATTAATATGTATTTGAGCTAATGTTTGTCTAGATAAAGGATAACCACCTTCATTAGCTATATCTTCTTCTGTTATATTTAAAATAACAAAATTATTTGATTCTTCTTTATCTACAACAAAACTATCAAAAGTTTTTAACTTTAATATTTCGTAAGCTATCGGTTGAAAATAGTAAACAGATCCAAGTCCTATAAATAAACTCAAAAATATAATAGTTTTTTTCATCCTGATCCTTGTTTTATTGTTATTGTTGTTGAAGATCCACCATTAATTTTAACCGTATTAGATACTCCATCTTGTATAAGTATAATTGTATAACTGTCGGATCCATCTAAATTAAGTTTTACACTTTGACTGACCGATCTAGTTAAACTTATGTTTTGACCAGATACAATTGTAGTTATTTGAGTATCCTTATCTTGCCCTATATCTGTGCCTACAATACGAATACCTACACCCCCTTGTTTCAAAGCATCTTCTTCTTTAGATATTGCTAAAGCATCTATAACATTAAGTAAATCCTCAAGAAAGTTCACGTCTAAATAATTTATATCTAGTTCAGTAAATTCAAGATCAGCCTCTGTATCTAAAAAATCTTCATTAAGAAAATCAATATCCAGATCATCAAAATCTAAATAATCTACTGTCGTTTTTGATTGTGTTTCTTCTGTTTGTCTTTCTGTTTCTTCTGGTGGATTGACTATCAACATATTGTCAATCAAATCTAGCGATATATCTAAAGTTACAGGCTTAGTGGGATTGTTTTCATATACAGATACGGTTGTTGCCTGGTATGGTTTGTTTAAAGTAACACTACCAGATGCTGTCGATACAAGTATTTCGCCACTAGATAAACCGTTTTCATCTGGTAATAATATGACAAGAGATCTTCCTAACTCGTCTACAGTACAAGTAAAATCAGTACCTCTAATTGCTATATCAGCGGTAGGAGTCTTAATAGATATGTTACTTTTGTTGTTAAATTTACCGGTAATAAAACGAGCAGTACCACTAGCAAATTTAAGTGCCATCTTTGATTTAGATGGGTCTGGATCGTAGATGTATTCGTCTATAACCAGCTTAGAATGTTCAGTTAATTTTACTGTAGAAGAATCTTCAAAGGTTATAGCAACTCTGCCCGCTTCTGTACGGACATCATCCATTTGTTGTATATCAAACTGTAATTCAGCTCCGTAAGCTTTATCTCTGAGAACTTGTGCGTTGCCTCTAACTTCTGAGATAGAGCCTATTTCAACAGACGAATGAAGTAGTTGAGTCTGACTGAGTAACGCAAACAGTACCGTTAGAGCCAACAGATGTAATTTTAAGCCAATCATTATCTGTAGTAGACTCCTGATCTATGTTAAATGTTCTTGTACTGCCCGTATGATCTAAGTAAAAGTAACCACCAGCGTATCCATCGCCATCATAGGTTATTGTATTATCACTACCATCTATATCCATATAGTTTGTAGCACCATCGACATCAATACTAGATGTAATACTATTGCCTGAACCTTGTACTATCCAATCTAAATCAAGGTTCGCAGCTAATGCTGTCATCGCATGGTTCAAAGTTGCTGTATTTGTATTACCTGTAAATTGAACATTCACATTAGAACCGTCCGCCCCTGTAGCGTTTGTCTCATCTGTACTCATGTTGAATGTGTTGGTATCACCTATAAACGAGAAGTAACCTGTATAGTTATCTGCCCATATATCACCAAGAAATTTATTAGTGTTGCCTTTTTGTAAAATATCTAAAGTCATACTTGTACCATCTAAATCTAATGGTGTCATATTAGAGGCACCAGCTGTTGCATCAGCACCACCTATGATATTACCGCTACCATTAACTTGTTCTATGTCTAGATTAGATGTAGCACCTGACTGATCTATAAATATTTCGTTGTCTGCACTTATTAAATGCAAAGATAAAATTAACAAACCAAACCCAACTAAAATCGCCTTGAAAAGTTCAAGAACTTGTCTTCCAGTATCCTTGTCCATATCCTTCCTCTATTGTTTGTAAAACAGCCGTCTCGATAGCCATCTGTAAAGCAATATTTATAGACTCATTTTCTACTATACCGCTCTCTATTTCAACTAATTCGGTATTATTTGCATAAAATCTGAACACATCTGAAGATACAGATGCACTTAATATTGACTTGGTTACTAAGACTTCAATTAAAATTTTACCCGTACTAACCGATACTGTACGCAAAGAAATTGTTACTGAGTCCTGTCTGTATTCTTTTGAAGCACCTATACCTAAGTATCTTGCACCAGCTCCTCCTGATTTCATGTTAGTTTCGTAACCTACAACACCACCCTCCATCAATAGTCCAGCAAACAATAAAGGTTTTACCTTTTGTTTTTCATTAAAGTTTTCTCTGGTAGTGCGTATAATTTGTCGTTCTTTAGTTAGATTATCTAAACCTTTGCGTTCTACTACATCAAACACGTTTGAATGTTTTAAAGCTCTTATAAGATAGGCATCAGGGGCCTGGGTGATTGCTGTGCTAAAACTTGCGTATTGACTGTTTGATCTACGTTGACCTGTATCATCTTTAAAAGAGTTTGGATAAACCGCTACTACAGGCTTTTTTATAGGGATTGGTGCTTCTGCTAGTTTGGTTAGTAAAGAACCTACTTGTGCCGATTCGATACTACGTATGGGTGGAATACCATTATCTAAAGGATCTACGAGTAATGTACAACTAGAAAGTAAAAGAACCGAGAGGTACAGTAATCTCTGTTGTATTGCCTTCTTCATCTGTAATTATTAACGTTACTTTGTCGTCTTCTACTCTATATTCTATGGTATTCCCCTCTAATTCAAGAACCCCAAAATCAGATGCAGTTTCACCAAACAAACTATCAACCAACTGTCTACTTAGTTGTGCGTATATTCTACTCTCTAAATTACGTATAAACCTAGCCAGAGTGGTGTTATCTGCCTCTCTCTCTAAATCTTCTACATAAGCTTTTATTTCCTCTCGTATAGCTTCTTTTCTATTAAACTCCTGGTTTTCAATAGTCAGATAATGACTAGATGTATTTACACCTGAGAAGCTAGGATTCTTAAACTTATGTGTCATTTCATCAGCACTTGTATAAGCAACAAATAATGTGATGCTTATAACGCTTAATATGATGAAAAGTTTATCCCATTTATCCATTAATTTTATAAATAAGTAATTACCAACTCTACGCTATCTACTGTATCTATCCAAAATAAAGCTATATAACCTATGTAACTAAATGCCACTAAAAAGAAAGATGCCACTATGTATCTTTTCCAATTCGCTTGTAATAAATCTATTGAGGTATCAATAAAATTAAATACCTTTTGTCTTTTAGATATTTTCTTTTTTCTTGTCATGTTTATTCCTTAATTAAATGTCCAAACAAAAACCGCTAATACCCCAATCAAAGATAACAAAATAAATGTAATAGAAGTTATCTCTATGGTTCTACCTAATTTATTTAGGTATATTGTATCTCGTTCAGGATTAAACCTTTCGTCCTCATAAATATACTTATCACGCGGAAAAGGTCTTTTGGGCATAGGTTCAAATATTACGTTGTCAATAGATACCAGTTGCTCCTTTTCAATTTGTTTTATCTTTTCTTTATCCATTTCTTCTATCCTGTTGTTGTTTAATCAACTCTTCTAATTCCTTCTTGCTTTTTATTTTTTGGTTCTGCTGTTTCATTACTCCCCTCGTTTTCTCTCATTTCCAAAACAGTATTAACCTTCTGTTGTAACCTTATCATGTCTTGATCTAGTAATCTTAATTGATCAGTTAGACGAATAATAGTTGCTTTCATCTCTTGAACAGATGGATCTATCTTATTAGTTATTGTTTGCCACACAAAATATACAAAATATCCTAGACCTACAACCATAACTACTGGAAATCCAAAGTCTGCGACTATTTGAACTATATCCATCTAGTCTCTTCTAGCGTCTATTTTACCGTCTTCTACAAAGTTTTCTGCTCTTGCTATACGGTCAAGATCAGGAGGTAAATTCAAAGCACTAGAAACGCTTGTATCTATACGAATCATGTCATTGTTCATTATGGATGCTCTAGTAATTAACATTTTAGTTATACCTTGTACGGTTTGGATTTCATTAATCAAACCATCCATTAATTGTTTCATAACTAAAAATATAAAATAGGCCATTATAAGTGCGCCAGCAATAGGCAAACCCAATTCAGCGATCAGATTGAACGCTTCCAAGATTAATCCTCGCCTTTAAACTTTTTGCTTTGTCCAGAAGTGCCAGCGTAAATACCAAATACTGCCGCCATGGCGCCTACAACAACTGATACTAAGGCTGATTGTTCCAGGTTAGGGTCAGGTATGGTCATAAACCAGGTAACTACTTTATATAGTAGTATTATGTAGACGCTGACAAATACTCTAGGAAAAATTCGCCAAGCGTCTACGGTTTTAGCTAGATGGACCCATTTTTGAAACGGGTTTACTGACAAGTAGTTAGGTGTAACATCAATATCCAGTTCTAGCTTCTTTTTTATAGATGGTTCGTTTTGTAGTTCCTTTTCCATCATATAAACTTAGTTAAGACTATAGCACCTACTATGAAGGGATAAACGCCCCATAGCATGTTCTCTAGTTTTTTAAATTTTTCAGATCCTTCATCAAGACGTTTTTCTATATTTTGATAGCGAATTGCACATTCTTTTTCGTGCATTTCTATCTTATGTAGCGCGTCCTGAGGTGTAGACATTATTTTTCTTTCTTTACTTCAACAGTGGTGTAGGCTTCATTAACATCTGGAGTAGATTTGTCATCTGCAACAAACTTACCGTCTTCATCTCTTGCTCTTACAGTCTTGTCCTCTACGCCTCTGACATTTTGCCATAATTTTTTTAACCAACTCATATTATTTCTCCTTTGCCTTGCCAATATTTAAAGCCAATAAATCAATCAATTTATATATCTTACCTATCCAAACATCATCTTTAGGAGTTGGTGTAGAAGCGGCTATAAGACTAGCAACTGTTACAATTATAGTAATCCAAGTTATTGCATCAACTAACATTTCCATTTTCTTCTCCTATTTGTGTTGTTTGTTCTGTCATATCCCAACAATTTAAGTTGGATGCTACCGTTCTTCTTTCACCTTCACCTTTGAAGGGATAAACCATGTGTTGTAACCAAGAAGGAAATACTAATAGTTTGCCTACTTCTGGTTTAATTACAAATGACTGAGGCGGTCTGAGCCTCTCTGTATTCATCAATTCGTTTCTACCATAATTAAAAGCAATGTAGCCATCGCAATCGCCAGAGGTATTATATAAGGAGTAGTTTGGCGATCCCGCTACAGGTTGATTTAATATTTGTTGAGGTACTTTTGTCCAACCAGTAGTAGAGATACCCATTATGGTTTTTGTTCCATGATCGTGGATTGGATTATAGTCGCCTTCATAACTATGCACCGACCATGTTTCATCGATAGCTACTGCTTTAGGAGAAGAAAGGCTTGAACCTGTATTATTGCTAAAAAAATTGATGTAATCAGCACCAAGACTACAGATAAAATCAGAGTATTCTTTAACTCTAGGGTCGTCATTATCCATTAATAACTGTTCACCTTGGGATATTCT